GGTGCTTCATATAGTTTAAGTAAGCGTACAATGGTTCATGCTCGTTATCTTAAAGAAGACGCAGCAGTAACAACTACCAAGTACGCATTAGGTTTAGAACACAATTTCTAATCTAATCTAATCATATTGATTATAAAGGGGCTTTATAGCCCCTTTAACCTTATGTAATATTACTGTCACAATAGTAACACTAAATATTTGCGTAACATATAAGGAGATTACATGAAAAAATTATTTACAACATTGCTGGCAATGGTAGCATTCGCTACATCAGCACAAGAAATTACAGGAGCCGGAGCAACATTTCCAACTCCTTTGTATTCAAAGTGGGCAGGTGAATATAACAAAGCTACTAACATCCGCGTCAACTATCAATCAGTAGGATCAGGTGCGGGAATTAAACAAATTGAATCTAGGACAGTTACATTTGGTGCAAGTGATATGCCACTTACAGACGAGAAATTAAAAGAAAGTGGATTATTTCAATTCCCAACAGTAATTGGTGGAGTTGTTCCGGTTATCAATCTTAAAGGAATTGAGCCAGGACAGTTACGACTAACAGGCACAGTTATCGCTGATATCTTTTTAGGAAAAATCACTAAATGGAATGATAATGCTATCAAGGTATTAAATCCCACATTAGCATTACCTGAGCAAGCTATCACAGTGGTTCGTCGTGCAGATGGATCTGGCACTACATTTATATGGACTAATTATCTTAGCAAAGTCAGCAAAGAATTTAAAGACACTATTGGTGACGGTACTGCTGTTAATTGGAAAGTAGGAGCAGGCGGAAAAGGTAATGAAGGTGTTGCTGCTATGGTTCGGCAGTTACCTGGTACATTGGGATACGTTGAGTTTGCTTATGTAAAACAAACTAAAATGAACTGGGTTAACGTGCAGAACAGTTCAGGAACTTGGGTAGCACCAACTGAAGATGCATTTAAAGCAGCAGCAGCAAATGCTGATTGGAATAAAACATACTATCAAATATTGACTAATCAAGAGGGAAAAGAAGCATGGCCAATCAGTGGAGCTACATTCATTCTTGTGCATATCAAACCAAGTGATGCTGCTGCATCTAAAACTGCTATCAACTTCTTTGATTGGGCGTTTATTAATGGCGATAAAGCAGCAGATGACTTAGATTATGTTGCATTGCCGCTAGCAGTGAAAAACAAGATTCGTGCAGACTGGAAAAGGTTAGCACTACAGTAAACCGACCGCAAGATTGAGCGGAGGCTGGAACTCGTAACCAGCACTAAGGGCCGAAAGGCTCTTTTTTTACCTCTGCATCAAACTTGTGTTGGGTAAATAGTTGACATAAATATCAAAAGGGAGTATACTACTAGTATGCAAATTCAAACTGCTTTAGATTGGCAAGAGGTATCGGATAAACTAAAAACCGATCTCCATACTATAGGCTATAATCCAGATTTGAAAAAGATGTATACAAACATACAACTTATGGTAACTGAATTGAGCAAACTGGAAGTAAATGGGCGTAGATTACGCACCCCAAACTTTACTCAAACGCATGTAGATGGCATTAACAAAGCAATAGACCATTTGGAAAAACTAATTCTAATGGGTCTACTGATGAAATAAAATGAATAATCAACTTATGTCCGGTGAAATGTTACCCGGACTACAAATAATTGAGCATACAAAATACAAAGATACCCGAGGGGACTTTTGTGAACTATGGAAGATCAATCACGACCAGATGCGCGGTGATTTTCGGCAATTGAATATTGCCAGTTCTAAACGTGATGTATTGCGCGGCATGCATAGACAAAATCAATTCAAGCTGATAATGCCAGTTTATGGTAGTATATTTGATGTAGCACTTGAACCAGAATCTGGCAAATGGTTTGGGATTTTTCTGGACAATACAAATGCATTATTAATTCCTCCACAATACGCCCACGGATATCTAGTATTATCTGACGAAGCAATAGTACAATATGTGGTAGATGCTCCATATAATAAAGCAGCAGAAGAAAACTTCACATGGAACAAATATGGAATTGAATGGCCGGTTGACGGCTTTCCTCATTTATCTGAAAAGGATTCAGCGTGAAAATTGGATTTAATTGTAGTAGTTTTGATTTTTTACACGCCGGCCATGTGACTATGTTAAAGATGGAAAAACAATTATGTGATTATCTTATTGTAGCATTGCAAATTGATCCTACTGTTGATCGTCCGGGTGTTAAAAATCAACCTGTACAAAGTGCATATGAACGGTATGTACAATTACAGGCTTGTAGGTATGTAGATGAAATTCTTATTTACGAAACCGAATACGATCTGTTACAACTAATGCAAACTCAAACTATTCATATACGGTTCTTGAGTGACGAATATTTGAATAGGGACTTTACAGGTAAACAATGGTGTATTAATAATGGGATTGAGTTACACTATCATAAACGTCAACATAATTATAGTTCAAGTGAACTACGGGCCAGAACAGCCAAACTTGAGAATGATAAAAATGTAGGATTTATCAGTACAGACAATCGCCTACCACAATACTCTACTGAACTCATTAAGTCTCCGATCGGCAATTAAAGGTTGACATTAAATGGTTTTGGATCTATAATAGATTCTTAAACAGTTAATTAATGGACAGTATTATGCAACAGACATACCTCTACTTTACACCGGAATTTGTCAAGGAAGTCCTGCAGATGCACGACTTTCATTGTGTCTTTGAACTGGATGCACCTGATCACATCTTTGCCAGGCTCATGTCGGCTGAGTTCTACTCAACACGAGATGTCCCTGGCCACGAGGCTGAGTTCAAACAATGCTGGTCACTAAGCGAGATATACTGTCCACACGAAGGCATTGACCGTCGTAGCGAGTACGGAATAGAGACCGTAGGTTGACAACAAATGGTTTTGGGTATATAATATATACTTAGACAGTTAATTAAAGGACTACACAATGGCTAAAAAAATCTCTATCAAAGTTTTCGCAGATCCGGGTCATGCATGGGCCCGCTTCCCTAAATCACATTTAGTAGAACTTGGTATTGCTGATAAGATTTCTCATTACAGCTACCAGAACGGCACCAATGCTTTCTTGGAAGAAGACTGTGATTTGACAGTACTGGTTAACGCACTCCGTCAGCGTGGATATGAGATTAAATTCAACGAAAGCCATGCTAATAAACAAAGCAAAATCCGCAATTACCCTACATATCGGGCTTGACATTAAATGGTTTTGGGTATATAATACACACATAGACACTAACAAACAAGGAGAAGTATATGACAAACAGAACATACACATTCATCAGCAACTCTAAAGTCAAAGAGATCCTGGAACTCAGCGACAAGCTCAGAGAATGCCTGGAGTATCCCAACAGTGAGACTTCGTTGGATGAGCGCCGCTACTCAGAGTTCTTTGAACAGAAGATCCTAGACGTTATTGATCGTGGCTAAAATACAACAAACAAATGGTTGACCGGTTTTGAAAAATCGGTTATAATACACACATGGAAAGCAACACACAGGAGAACAGTATGAAAGACATTATCCGCACTACACCCCACGCCTTTTCCTGGCTTAGCACAAAGCAGGTGTGCCAGCGTTGGAGTGCTTTCTATGCTGCAATTGGTTGACATTAAATGGTTTTGGGTATATAATAGAATCTTAGACAGTTAATTAAAGGACAACGAAATGCGTACAAAATCCGTCATTCAAGGCTTCAAGAATTCTCAAAAAATTCGTGTCATCATCGACGGGGTTGGCATCTATATGACTGTTGGGGAAACAACCAGCCGATTTGCAACTACTGTACACTATCAAGCTGTTGAGTCAACCTTGCATCTGATGGCACGTGAAGGGTGTGATGGTATTGGTCATCGGATTGGAGTGTATGACTTCAACATGAACAAGGTTCACGTTGACGTTCAAGTTGACATTCTTCGGTAATTACAGGAATCTTTAATGGAAATCAAAGTAGAGGGTAGTCGCAGGAATCGCAAGTTTGTGGAAGCAATCTTGCCTTCTATGGTTACTCAATTGAAACTTGACCGTTGCCAAAAGGCACTGTTGATCCGTTTGTATGACGAATGCGAAAGCAATGAGGGCATGACTTTGGACCTCAGTGCAGTTACTGGAGCTTACTTAGTGGTTATTAAACCCAAGCGCAAACTGAAAGAAATTGCATTGACCCTTGCTCACGAAATGGTCCACGTAAAGCAATTGGCAAAAGGTACCTTGAAAACCACAAAAAACGGGGTTCAAATATGGGCGGGAAAACGTTTCAGTAAGAATACTGCATACCTTTCTCGTCCTTGGGAAATTGAAGCCTTCAGCAAACAAGAGTTGATTCTCCGTCGTGCGTTTGAAGAATAAAGTTTCCAAAACATATCATTAATTCTTGACGATAAATCCTCAATATGATATACTGTGTTTTTAGTTTGATAGTGTTAGTTAAATAAACTTGTAAAGGAAATAAAATGGCAGCAGTAATTAGTGACAATCTGACAGTAACTTCAGTGCAAGCCCGCAAGGCTATGTTGAAAGCGTTTAAATCCAAACGCCCACTGTTCATCTGGGGCCCTCCCGGAATCGGCAAAAGTGAAGTTGTAGCAGATGTTACAAAAGAGTTGGGCGGTCATATGATTGACTTGCGTATGGCTCAAATGGAACCCACTGACATTCGGGGTATCCCTTACTTCAATCGTGATATCAACAAGATGGATTGGGCTGCTCCTGTAGATTTGCCTGATGAGGAACTTGCATCACAATTCCCTATCGTTGTTCTTTTCCTTGATGAAATGAATAGTGCATCACCTGCTGTACAAGCAGCTGGTTATCAGTTGATTCTGAATCGCCGTGTAGGTAAGTACAAGTTGCCCGATAATGTTGTTATCGTAGCAGCAGGTAATCGTGACAGTGACAAAGGTGTTACTTATCGTATGCCGATGCCCCTAGCTAATCGTTTCTTGCACTTGGAAATGCGCCCTGACTTTACATCATGGCAAAACTGGG